AAACATTCCCGCCAAACAGTAGCCGGACCTTTCATTGTGAAACCGTTCACTTCTACTTTCGACCCCTCGGCAACACGCTCCACTTTTGTCGGAATGGCATAGATGCTTGCCTGATAAGGAAAGCCCTGCGCCGACAGCTTTTGGAACTCCTCGCTGAAGGGAGTATCAACAAATACCGTTGAATCGGGATCGAGGATAAGCTTGTTGTCCTCTTTAAGGGGCTTTTTGGAGAACGCTACCTTCTTTTGCGTGTCGTGCTGTTCCAAAACCGGGAACTTGTTACGATCAAACTTCACGCCGGAAATGTCGATTGCCAGATCATCCCAGTACCAGTGGTTGCTGATGATTCCGCCTGAGTAGGCGACCATGCGAAGTTTCTTTCCCCCCTCGCCATCATCGGCAAAAGCACAAGCACCGGAAGCACCGGTATCGACAAGCCTCAATGCACCATTCGGGACTTTCTCCAATTTTTTCATCCCTCTGTCCTCCGAGAATTTAGAATTTGCTATCCTTATTGCCTTGGGAGCACACGTTTTGTCTGTGCCTCCATCTTTCAAACATTCCCTTAAAACCGCATTTGCAGTCCTAACCCATTTCTTTTTCTGCGCCGGAGTCAACCCCTTTTTATGTTTGTCAACATCCTTTACTGTCCAAGGCATGGCTACGACCTTGTTGTATGTTCATACCAATCAAGGGTTATTGTAAGAGCATTTGCATCCGCCCGTGATGTCACTTTGATTAGATAAGCTGTGTTCTTTTTCAGGACAAACTCATGCCGGGAGCTTGCACTCCCTCCAAGATTAACTTTTTGATTCGTTGTTGATGCTCCAAAGAACTTTTTCAGGTCGGCATCACCAGTTTGGCTTCCCCCCGGTGTATGGCAAACTGTAAGTAAAGAGGTGTTTGTCGGAGGATCACGCCATCTGTTAAAAGGAGTAATCGCATTATTGGCAACATGGGTTTTGGTTGTATCTTCCCACAGTTCGGCTGTCCCTGCAATAGCCCCCTCAATTTCGATTTCCATATGGGGCAACTTGTTGGTAGCTCCTGTCTCGACACGGACCTCAACAAATTCATCCGTATCCCGCAACAAAGAATATTCGACCAGATAGGCGTTCTTGCTATGGATCTCGCCATGGACATAGTCCACGAACATCAAAACCCATGTGACAGGATCGAATTTCGCTATTCGTCCCGCCGTGTCTACTATATAACGTGCCGCACTTTTAATTCCGGGAATGAAATTCGGCATTATTTCTTCTCCTTATTATCATCGGATGATTTGCTATCAGCCTTAGAGGGTTCCCCCTCCGCAGTTTCCTGCAAAGACTCCGCATCGACTGTATAAACAAGCTCAGGATATGTATCATCCTCGGTGGCCTTGTCCAGCCGAGCTTTAGCGTAACCTCCAACACCAAGTCTTCGTGCCACTTCCTTGTTGGGAATTCCGAGTGTCTCCGAAATCGGCCCATGTTTGACCCCAAGAAATGCCCTTGCCCTACCTTCGGAATCGATTGTCTCTGAAGTCGGGAATGAAAATTCGATCAGTTTTTCCGGCCTACGTGGAACCATTTTAAAGATGGGTTCTTTATTTTCATCCCATCCAACAGCTTTCTTCGTTCTCAAGAACTGCGGGAATTCATCGATTGAGGTCTTCAGAAAGAAGATGCTTCCCCAAAAGTCGAATCTGAGGAAATGCTCGAAATATGAAATTTCATCGGATGTTCTATCCGACATGGGTCCTCTTGCCGCCTTGACAGAGGAGAATGGCCCAGAAGGGCTCCCGGTAGTGACATCGGAAGGTTCGTTCAACCCGCTAATGACCATCTGGAGGATGTCCGTATCCTGATCTTTGATGGAGGTAAGATTGGGATTTTTGGCTTCGACGGTCATTCCAGGGGGAAGAACTAAACGACTACCGGGAACCATCTTCTGAGCGATTCCTGTCTTCCGTCTTTGATCGTCTGTAAGAGACAGCCAAGTCTGGAAGGCTTTTACATCGTCAAAACTGAATACCCATGCATAGGCACCACTCGACTTTTTATGGTCGATTTCGTACCGTTTTAAGTTCTCATAATGATTGAGCCACTGGATTGTCGTCCTGAGATAAGAGACCGATCTACGAGTCATGAGTCCCATGTCCCAAGATACCATGAATCGCCTGTATCCACCCAACGGACGAAACTTGTGCTTTAAAGACCGGCTGTTTGACTGCCTTTTGCGATCATAGCTCCCGGAAAAGCCCTTTTGGGCCTGTGCATCAGTCACGAGAGAAGGGTAGCGGCCTATGAAAATCGATGGAATCTGCTCAAACTCCCCATTCCCGTCAAAATCGACGTTATAGAATAAAGGCATCGTGCGCTTGCGTGAGTGGAAGATAATTCCCGTATCGTCTGTGCCACCTCCGGCAACAAGCTTCGGGTCGATGAAATCCACTTCAACGAACCCATCCAAGTGCAATGTGAGCAGAAGGAACAATTCGCCCTCCACATAGGCACGTCCGACATATTTGGGCCAAAAGGAATAGAGCCGATTTCGAGGATCTTCCTCAATTTCCTCTATGACTTGCTGGACTTTCCACTCCCCACATGACGCTTCGAAACCGAATCCCGTCAATCTGCCCATCATTCCCCTTACGGCAGTATTGATTTGGGGATTTCTCTGGAACTTATTCCAGCATGTGGCCTGTAGAAGCTGTCGGACTGCGGCAGATTCCTCTTTGTTGATGTCCCACACAGGAGAAAAGTTATCCGGGTCGACATAATCATTCGTATCGGGGTCGTGTTGCCACGGCATGGAAAAAGAGATTCGTTGGAGAACTTCGGCGGGAACGTCTTTCAACATCTCCAAGTTTTTGTCAAAGTCTTTTAAAGCATCCATTTAAAGCCCTTTGCGCTACATGTTGTGTTCTCCAAATAGGTGATAAATAATGAATGTGCTTGCAGGAGAACACAATTCCAGGTAAAAGTCAAGAGTCCAAATCTGCACTCCGAGACACTTAGTTATGCAGTCCATTGTAAAGGTGTGATTTTATGCGTAGTTTCCCAACATGCCCGTTCCAGGCACAAACGTACCAAAGTTCATAATGCCTTGCCTGATTCGGAAGTCAGCTACGGAGAGATTGCGTCCGCCATAAATGCACCAGGCATTGGCAAACATAAAGTCATCCTGCACCCCTGAGTTCTCTCCCTTTTCAGTACTTCCAAACCACTTTTTGCCATCGTCATGGTTGAACATGGAAAATTCTTCCTGGATAATATCCTTCTTCTTTACTCCAGGCACTCCAGTTGGGGGACATTTGTAACGACCATCCCGAACAGGCTCAAGAACCGCCTTAAATGCCTCACGTTGTTTATCATAGGTAGGATGTATTGGCTGGAAATCAATCCCCCGGTCGTCACACCATCCCTGAATATCCCAAGCACCGTAACGCTCAGAGCAGAGGACGTCAATTCCCTCAAACTGATTGTGTACTGAATCAAGCTCCTGTTTTACAAGACCATGATCATGCTTGTTAATGGACGTGACATATAGAACCAGGTATAGATAGCGGGGGTCGGATTGCCCTGCCACGAATTGGTAGGGGGAGGATCTGCTTCCTGGTAATCCCTTGGCAACGACTACCAGTATCGTCTTGGCCGGAGAGTTAAGGGCAAAGGGATCCCCGAAGTCAACTCCAGCCATCAATGCAAAGTGGGTATCAAACGTCTCCGTCAAGTTCTTGAACGTCAAGAAGTCAGGAGTCTGAGGAGCTCCAAATTCACTTATACTGTACAGGTTTGTAACAGGCTTCAACCGCTCGTTCATTTCATCCACTCGAAACGTGGCGTCCTGTATTCGCCTGTACTTGGTTGTAAGTCCCCGGCCCTTCAGCCCTCCCAAGACCTCAAGTAGCTGATTCCGCTCAGTCAGCACATCCTTAATATCGTGATGATTCAGAATCCCGCTGTCGCATCCAAGCACTCCGATCTCCTCAATCATCTCCGGGCTGAAGACGTTCTTGACTCCAGCACTCCACAAGTTCTGGAAGTACCGTTCGAACTCCCCAAATGGAAACTTAACCTGATAATCCGATAACTGATCATCCGTCATATTGGGATTCCAATAATCCAGTAAATCAGCATCAGCCGAACTCCGATAAGAGAAGAACACCGCCTTAGTCTTCCCGAGCCGAAACTTCTCATACAACCGGTAAAGAATGTGCAACTTGTCTGATACAGTGGAGTCAATAACACCGAGGGCATTGGGAATGTTACGAATGGACCCATCCAACTGGGTAAAGAACTTGGGTTTCTTCATGTCGAATATCTCGGAGAACGTATACCCCGTAATATTCGACACGATACCACTAAACGATGATATACTACGAATCAGGGATTTGATGTCCCCGTAATCGTCCTTCAGCCGTATCTCCTTCTCCTGTATATTCTTCCGAGGCCCGATCATCTCCATCAATGGCGGACTATTGAGTATAATATCCCGCATAATGTCGAAATGAACGAACTTAACCTGATCCTTACTATTGGCTCCAAGCATGATCTGTTGCCGGGGCCAGTTGAAAAACTTCCACAACTGTATCAAAACCGCTAACAGGGACTTGCCCTCACCCCGCATCCAACAGAAGACAACAAGCCGATACACGAACTCCCCGTCCTCCATGCGTAAGGCCTCCCTCAAAATACCCTGTTGAGCCTCCCACATTTGTTTATAGGACTTACCCGTTTTTGGATGCAGAGTGTCAGGCAATTCCCCTAACCGACACCACTGAGAGTATAACGCCTTCCCATCCTTCGTAATGGGATATATAGACACGTAGACATGGTCATTACACCAGTCTATCATCCCCTCCGCCCCATCCCTGTAATCCCCCTTCACATAGGGCTTAGGTTGGTAACCAAGAACAGCTTTCTTACTAAGAAGGAGTTCCATTATCCACCTTATCCAGCCCACTCGACTCCATGGCCTCCGCCTCCATCTTAGAGTAATAAGTGCTGTGTCCACCTCCAGCTTTCTTCATCGGCACCCCAAGGGGAGGCCTCTTTTTCTTCTCCTTGTAAGGCCCCAACTTCCCATTATGATCAGGGAACTCCGAAATCCCTATACTCCTCCACGCATCCTCTATAGCCTTGATCTGCTGACGAAACTCCTTGAAGATGGGATGCATAGCCACCGATCCACGAGCAGTAGTAACAACCGGATCAATAACCCCCACCATAGCAATCTTCAGCTTACATAAGACATTATACATTGGGATCAAATGCATCCCTACCCTGTACAAGTCCCCCTCCGACAACTCCTCTTTAAAGTTCCGGACGATAATCTCCGTCACCACCTCCATGTACTCCGTCTGCACACCACACTTTGCACCAACACTCTTATCGTGGTGACACATCCCTACAGCAACACACGGCACCGGATCATATGCGTTACAGTCCGGTATAATCTCCCATGTGTTAAAGAGGTTATCAATGGTTTGAAACTTGCCTTTCCGGATTTTTAATTTCCCGTGATCCTTACGAAAAGTAGTAGGCATTAGGTCCGGCATAACAGTTAATCCCCTTCCCAAAATCAGCAACCCTCGTTCAAAGCCACTTCCAACAAACGAGGAAAAGACACATAAAATAACATAAATCCGACATAACATTCATAGCAAATATCCCAACTCCCTGTCAAGCCCTTTTATTTTTGCCCCCTATGAAGTTCTACTAAGTGATGGATAGGTTAAAACACCAAAATAGTAGAATCATTACACATTCTGTAATTTGCCCAGTCCAGCATCCGTTTAAGCCCCTATATGGCCTGTGTTTTTGGGATGGGATTGCACTGTTTCAATTTGGGGACAAAAAATTTTGTGGTGGGTACCCCCGCCCAGACAACAAGGGGGGGCCTTCAAGGCGAATCGAGGGGTATCCTCATAATATGTAGGGGCTATCCTCAAATTATGTAGGCGATTTTACTGCACATCCCTGTCGAATAATGCGAAAGTTGACATAATACACGTTATCAGACGTTGTACCTCAAACTATGTAGCTAAATTAATTGCAAGACCTCAAATTATGTAGTGTCTCATAACTTGAGACATAGTGTTACGTTTCGAAACACTGTTACTTTTCGTAACACTCGTCTACGTGAGAATCATCAATACTCCCATCCCCAATATATGATGCAAAGACTACAAACTATGTAGCTGCCTCTTTATGATACAAGTGCAATAACTTTACTGCGCTACATAATATGATGCTGATTACTGCATATCATGTAGTCTACAAAGTTTGATGATTTATCTACATGAATTGTAGTAAGGTCGCGTTTTTCATGTAGCCATATTGTATATAAATAGTAGCTACACAAATTTTTATTTGCTGTATATTCAACATGTTATGTCATTTACTATAATAGTATGCCATAAAAGTGCCATAACATTGCCATAAATAGCTGTTTAGAACATGTTGTTTTTATTGGCTTTTTTGATACTTGGCACGTAGTTTGCTTATACAAAAGTGCAAGGCTCGCAATGGGCCGAAACACATAATGGGCCGAAACACATAATGCCACAAAGTGGCACATACAAAAGGGGGCAACATGATAAACAAATCGGCAATCGTAAAAGACTTCAGACAGTTTGATAGTCTTTTTGATGCAATGTTAGATAAACGTAGGCACGGCGCGACTTTAGCTGATTGCTATGCTTATATGCAATTGGCAATGAAAGCCATGGCCGTGCCACAATGCCACATTGAAATTGTTTCAAGTGGCATATGGGCAGATTTTGCTAACATAGCGAATTTTCGGGCAACTTTCATTTCAACAGACTTCTAAAAAGGGGGCTAACATGTCAAAAGCAGCTAACAAAAAGGCAAAGATGATTAGGCAAAAAGGCCATGATCGACGGGGGCGTTATTGTCGCTATGCGACACAAGTCAAGAACGTGCCTTCTTTCAAGACGTTTCAAGACGCCTCAGACTGGCTAAACGGCGTCGGGGCGAAAGTCAATCGGCCCATTACGGCGGCACTTGATAGGGCTTTGATTAACACGGCTGATGGCCTTACGGCGCAAGAGTTGATGGCAGTAGCTGAGGCTTGCATGGGCCGCAGCGGGGCGTGTAAGAAACACTTCAAAGACTTCAGGCGGCCAAGTCAGATTAAAGCTTTCATTCGCCATCGCACTGTTACTTTGAAACGGCCCTACGTGCTTTGCGAAACGGCTCTTGAAAATGAGAGATACAGCTTTATCTCTAAAATCGAATAGCCACAAAGTGGCATAGTTCAATCAAAAAGCCCTATGGCGTATGCCGTAGGGCTTTTTTGCGTTTAAAGCCCATCTGTTTTTCAATTCTGAAAGGCTGTAGCCTTTCAAATTCTGGGCGAAATAATCAGGCCAAAATGGCATATGCCTTTTTGGCCTACTACAAAGTGGGTGTGCCATTTTGGCATTGTGCCAATTTGGCATAGTCGAAAGTGGCACATACTACTTTGTGGGCTATGCCATTTTGGGCTATGCCATAATGGCCGCAATAAATCTATGGCACGGCCACAATGTGGCAGCTACATATTTTGCAGGTGTGCCGATTTGGCGCACTACAAACTTTCGAGGATGTTGATCGATTCAGGCTATTCACGGGGATTGATTTGACAAACGGGTTTTTGGCCTTATCAGGAGGTGGTTTTTCATCCCCGTCCCCCGCTTAACACATCCCATCTTAGGTACACTCTATACGTGTTATTTGTGTTTAATAAGGAGAGGGATACACTGTGGGGTGGGGATATTTACGATCTGATCGGGGTTAGGATTGAGTGTATCGGGATTTACTACCCCATCCTTGTTGATCAGGTTGTTTTGTGTTGTCAGGGATGTTGGGATGTCGTTAGGTTAGAGGGCCTGGGATTGACTTTAGATCGTGTGTGACCTGTCGTGTTGGGATGTTGGATAGGACTGTGGATGTATTGGAGATGAGACCTTGTTATCTGTTATACTACCTGATCTTTAGGGTTGTTGTTGGGATAGCGTGGTCTGGGTGTGGGGATGTGCGTGGATGTTGTCAACCTGTCTTTATTGGATGCATATGACCTTGAGCAATGGTTTATACATCCTCATTTTTTGAGGACGTTTGCTACATACTTTGAGGAGCATTGGTCTGGGATAGGTTAGGGATTGGGGTCATAGCTATCCTCGTTGATAGGGAATGTGCCACCTGTTTACTGGGATGTTGTTGACCTATGATCAGGTCAGGTGATTGGATACTTGGATATAGTATCCGGCATTGGGCTTTATCACTGGTGGATTGACATCATCCATGTGTACAGGTATAGGATGTCAATATCCGTTATATCCTTGTGAGAGTGGCTGGATGTAGTTTTTTGGCTTTGTGGTGTGGGACTGGATCAGGGAGTTCAGCATGTTTATGTCACTCCTTATTTGTATTTTATCCCAATAAATGTAGTTAAATCAGAAACTTAGAAAAATTCCTGCATGTAGATAGAAAAGATGGGTACGACATAACTTTTATGTTGACTTTATGGCACTTTTAATGTTATTATGTAGTTACAAGGAGTGAGAAAACATGATAGCAAAACCTCATACTGACAGCCCCCAGGATTCGCGCCGGGGCTTTGCTGTTTCTCCGTGCCTGTGTGGGCGGGGCGACAGAGCAGGTTTTGCAATGGCTGAAAAGCCTGGTGTGGTGGCCCATATCAATAAGAGGGCCGAGGATGAGGGGCTTCTGCTGCAACTCTGGTTTGCCCCAATATGCCGCATCGACGTGGGATGCAGTACGGCGACTTGCAGGTCGCATAGTCTCAGTGAGTCCCAGCCCGTGAAATGTTCGCAGAGAGATAGCGGGTATGGCTCATGCTTAGTGGCGAAGGTATGCCCACTCACGAAGCCCATTAGGAAGTAAGCCCAATCTGAGGCGTTCAAGGATACGCCTGCGGCAAGACAGCAGAAAATCCGAAAAACAGCGGCCTGTATCACCCGCCCTGAGTGAAGAAAGACAGGTCGCCCCAATCCCCGCATGTCACGCAACCGGGCTGTGAAAGTCAGTCTGGCGTGGATTGGCCGAAAATCCGAGAAATTTCTATCTGAGAAAACCTGAGTTGAACTCGGATGAGTAGTTATGAACGGGTATGCCAAATCTGTTAGAAACCCCCTATTCTGGCAGAGAAATTAGGATGCCCCGATAATCCGTCTTCTTACTCGAAATGCCGAGCCGAATCCCTAACCACGGCGATGATGGCGCAGTTAGCAAGGTGTGACTCCTTGCCAAAACCTGCTTTTCAAGTCGAGAACACGAGGACGAGGATACTCATTTCTTACTTACCTCCGTCTTAGATCAGGGGGCTATGACCTGTTATGCTCTAATAACAGTAGCCCCTTGGTATAGGATT